ATTCTCTAACAATGATTCAATCGTCTGTCTTTCTTCAGGTGCAGGTACTCCGTTATTGAAGTTTACCATAGCAACTGGTAAGAATCCATTCTCAATATTGTTGAGGTGTAAGTTAGATAATTCTGCTTCTGTAAACGAGTATTGTAATGCAGATATCCAATCTGGTAAGGAGTAATAGTATCTGTTTGGTTCGTACTCTTTAATGAAAAGAATTTCTCTTTCTTCTGTTGAAGTACCGAAAGAAGGAATACGAATCTTTTCTTTTTGTTTTCTTGTATCGTTCCAATCAGTACAATAGTAGTAAGCTTGTACTTTAGTTACACCATGTAATTTCTCTGCACGAAGTGTTTGAACAGGAACGTGGAATAATTTAGTAATCTTTGTATGTTCTTTATTCCACATTACTTGGAAAGCAGCATTACCATAGAGTTTGATATCAAAAGAAACTCTTCTTAAATCTTCTGCTGGTATTAACTTTGCAAGTGTATCTTCGAACTCTTCGTTATCTGTAATTAATCCTTTACCATATATTAAATCTGCTACACCTTCTATACAAGCTGCATTAGTTGTAGATGTATTATATGCTTCTGTTAACATATCATAGTAGTCATCTTGGTGGTGAATACCAACAGGTACCCATTGATATCTTGTTTTGATATCTTCTGTTACAATTGGTACTTCCTCCCTTGTAAAGTTTACCACAGAAAAGTTTTGTTGTTGTTTCATAATACTATATAATCATTATCTGTTTCATAAGATACATACCCATCGTTTTGAGTATTATATACTGTCTTATCTATTGACTGTGATGCATATACTTGGATACTACCTCTCCATATTGAACCACTAACTGTATCAGTTAAAGTTGCCAAGAACTCTTGTGCCGTTCTTACCGAACCTTCTAAGGATTGTGAGAACGTTAAAATGTTTTCATAGGGATTGAATGAATACGAACCACTTAAATCATATGATGAGGTTGTATGTGTCATCATATCATATAAATCTAAAGTAATGGTTGAACCACTACCTGTATTCTCTGTTCTTACTACGAATTCGTTCGATTGGGATATGTAATAACTAAGCATTATCTCCTTATTATCTCGTTTTAACTTATAACAATCTCAACAGAACTTATAGTAAAAAGAAAACCCCTCTCACTAAGAGAAGGGTTTTTTATTTAAAAGTGTATCTTCTGATATACCGTTAACTTACGATGCTACTATCGTTGGTGCAGTTACTAACCCAGCGAATGGGTCTGTTGCAGTTGCTCCGTTTAGGAATGCTGCTGGTAACGCTTCTTCACCGGTGAACGTCATTGAATAACCATAAAGGTCTCCAAGTGCTGCTCCAGTCTGAATTGTACCTGCAGTTAAATCTGCTCCATTTACTTCACCTACTAATAGTGCTTCTCCGTTCTTAGTATGAACGATGATTTGTGGTCTACCATAAGCTAACAACTTCAACTGAGTTGTCATCTCGTTAGTTAACTTTTTCAAGTTAACAGTCAATTCTTGTGAAAAGAAAGTAGTTCCATTTTCACGAGATGAGTTTACAGTCTCAGTATAAGCAGAAGTACCTTTTAGTTCATATTTGTACACAGTATATCCAGCCAAGTCATCAACTTCACCGTCTGTGTTTTTATCGAAAGAGCCTGAAGAGTAATTAATAAAATAAACGGCTTGTAAACCACCTATTGATTCTTTACATACTTCTTCTCTTCCTGATGTTATTAAACATGCCATATCGGTCTCCTGTTTTTAAATGTTAAACTTATGTTATAGTAGGTTAAATGCTGCTACTTCATTGGTAAATCCAACTGCAGTTCCAGCAGTATATCTCATGATTACTCTAAAGTTTTGTGAACCATCAATGTCAGCCATATCTAGCACACGCACTTCGTTATAATCACTTAGAAGTCCTGTCCCAAAGTGGAAGTTGGATTTCTGTCCAGCGATAATTGTGTTATCACTCATACCAGGTGAATGAATCAATTCGATTCCTTGGAAGTTAGATGGTTTCTCACCTACGTTTAATTGGCTGTTAAATGAACCAACGTTTACAATACCTGATTGAGATGATTGCCATGCTTTCATTACTTTAGTACCTACATAGATTACAGTATCTTCTTTACCATATACAGTTGATGGAATAGCATCAACAACACCAGTAAGAATATCTACTACGTTATCTTTAGATACAGCTCCATTTGGCCATACAGTTGAACCAGAAATTGCTGGTTGGAATGATGTAGCTGAACCAGATGATGCAGCAACTACTGTTTCAAATCCTATAAAGCTACCATTACCAATACCACCTTGCCAGATTGAAGTTTCAGTTGCTTCTGCAACTTTACCACCTACATAAGAAATTAGGTAATCAGTAAAGTTTCTTGGGATTTCATCAAAAGCAGAATATCCTAAAGATAATGCTTCCCATGAATCTAAGAAGTTTTGCTTACATAATTCTAAGTTTACTTGCAATTCTTTTGGTTCTAAGATAGTTTCTGTAATTGCTACAGAACCAGAAGTTGCAAAATCACATGATGCATCTTGTACGATACCAGATACATCTAATTTTTGAATCACCTCTTTGTATTTTACATTCGGGTGAATCTCTACGTTTCCTTGGTCAAGTGTTTTTGCACTTAACAACGCTGCTGCAATATAATCTGAACTAGCTTCTCCAGCATAAGTTGAGGTTACAGTTGGCAACGCAAAGTTTTGTTGTTTTCTCATTTTTTCTCTCTAATTAATTAGTTGTTATACATTCTTGAAAGAACAGATGAATGATAGTTAGGAGTAAGTTTCTTATTAGCTACTTTACTAAACTTAGATGCTTCAACAGGTGCTCCATCAAGTTTTTTAGCTTCTACTTCCTTCTCATCTTCTTCCTCTAGTTCCTCTTCAATAGTTTCTTCTTGTGCTTCTTCTAGTTTCTTTTCTAACTCATCAATACGATAAGCCATCTCTTCTACTTTCTTAGCAACATCTTCTAAGTTGATAGTGATTTCATCTTCACCTTCTTCAGTTACTTCTTCTTCGAGTTCTTCCTCGTCAGTTTTCTCTAAAGCCTGTGGGATATCTTCATCAACTTCAATAGTTTCTGCTGACATGTCCTCTTCTTTATCATCTCCGTGTTCTTCAAGTTCTACGTTTTCACGTTCTTTGATGACACCTCCCTCCGTAATGATTTTGAAACGAACAGTTTCACCTTCAGCACCGGTGAGTTCTAATTCGTGTTCTCCATCTGGTGCTGGTGTTTTTGTTCCATCTTCTGAAACAACTTCAACAGATTCACCTACATCGAAAGTTGGAGATTCAAGAATAGTACCATCTGCAAGTTTTGCGTAAGCAAGTTTTACATCTTCTTCGTTCTTTAACGATAAAAGTTGCATAATCCTACCTAATACTGTGTTTGAATCCATAATTATCTCTCGTTTTTAAATTTAACCTTATAACAAATAAGGTTGGGTTTATAGTAATTTTTAATTTATTTGTGACCAACTAGTACCATTGTGATAATACAAGTTAGAAGCTGATACTGCTAATTGACCAGTAGCACCTGTTGGTAGAGGGTCTTGTGCTGGTAATTGAACTACCGAATTAAACTCTACTGTTCCTGTTGGTGAATTTATACTTGGTGTAACTAGTTCTTCTACTGCTTGAAGTTGAGTAGCTTCTATTGGGTTACCTTGTTCTAATATTAAAGAACCACTAAGGATGGTGTTATTAGATATAGTTAGGGTACCTGTTGATGAAGCTATAGCTGGTGTAACTAGTTCTTCTACTGCTTGAAGTTGAGTAGCTTCTATTGGGTTACCTTGTTGTAAGATTAAAGAACCACTAAGAATAGTGTTATTAGATATAGTTAGAGTACCTGTTTGTGAAGTTATAATTGGTGCAACAAGTTCTTCTTCTGCAACTACTTGAGTTGCTGAAATTGAATTGTTAGCTTCTAAGTTAACAGAACCACTAATATCAACATTGTTAAATATAGTTACTTTTCCAGTTGTTGAGATTATAGATGGAGTAACTAATTCATCATATGCTTGAACTTGAGTGGCTTCTATTGGGTTACCTTGTTGTAAGATTAAAGAACCACTAACAACAGTATTCATCCCTAAAGTTATAGTTCCTGTTGGTGAAGCTATACTTGGTGCAACCAATTCTTCATATGCTTGAACTTGAGTGGCTTCAATTGGGTTACCTTGTTCTAATATTAAAGAACCACTAATAATAGTGTTATTTCCTATCGTTACTGTTCCTGTTGGTGAAGCGATATTTGGTGCAACTAACTCTTCTGCTTGAAATTGAGTTGCTACTACTGGGTTACCAGATTGGACTTGTATTGAACCACTAACAACAGTATTGTTAAATATAGTTAGGGTGCCTGTTGGTGAAGCGATACTTGGTGTAACAAGTTCTTCATCTGCAACTAGTTGAGTTGCTGAAGCTGAACCAGTTACTACTAATCCTCCACCTAATCCAATTTTAGGTCCAATATCTAATATTCCCTCATGTCTTAAAGTACCATAAGTTTCAATATCAGGATCTCCAAGATTAACTAAACCTTGTGAGTTTACTTTTAATTTTCTACTACCTGATGCAAATATATCTAAAGGAGTTGTTCCACCTAAAATATTTACTGATGTTCTAAATCCTTTGTCTGCTACAATATTACTACCAAAATGAACTGAAGCATCTCCTCCTTGATATTCTGCAGAAGATGAAATATATTGGTAGAATAAAGGTACTAATGGTGTTCTTGGAGTAGTATATTGTGGTCCTGTTGCAACATATACACCAACTGTATCATAGTATGAAGAATCTAAACTATATCCATACGAAATAATTCTTGATGGAGTACCTGATATCCATAATGAGGTATCGTTATTATCTGAATCTTCAGACCTACCCCATAAACCAGCACTTGTAAATTTAGTTAATGGAAAACTATCCACATTACTTTGAATACCAATTGAATCAGTACCTATTGTAGCAAGATTATCCTCATTATCTCTTACATATATTTTAGCTTGAGTTCTATCTGATTTTAGATACATAGAACCTGTTAATTCTAATCTTCCCTCACCTTGTTCAGCTGATGATGAGTTGTATAATGTTAAGATATCCTGACCTTGTTTCTGTATTGTAAATGCCTTAAAATCAGTATTTGATGTTTGGTCATTTATTGTTTGTGGTTCAGTAAATGTATTAGCTACGTTTGTATAAGCAACATCACTACCTAAAGTTAATCCACTACCATCACCAACGAAAGAACCTGTAAAGGTTGAACCTGTTACATCACCTGATGCACTTATATTACCTGATGCGGTTACATCACCTGTTACTTGAACTGATGTTGCACCTCCACCTAATGCTTGTAATTGTATAGGATTGCCTACTATTCCAGTAAATCCTCCGTTTACTGATACAAATGAAGAACCGCTTGAATGTCCTAATACTATATAAGATGCAGCCCCACTACCAGTATTTGCATTGTATATACCTACTTGACCAGATTGACCTGTAAAACTAATTCCATTACCTGCTTCTCCCCAAGAACCACTAATTTTATCTCCACCATAGGTACTGATACCTCTAATAGATGAATTAGTAAACTTATCTACACCATTAAATCCACCTTCTATGATTACTGGTGATGAATCTCCAGGACCTGATGTTACTGTAAATGCTGTTGAGGATGGGTCATCAATTGTTACTGACCCACTAATTATTTGGTCACCATTAAATGTATTTGAACCAGTAGTTGCTACTCCTACTGGTACGGCTCCTGAGAATGATGAGGTTGGTATTGGTTGAGCAACTCCATCTATATCTCCTACCCATGCATATCCTTCTTGTATATTTGGAACATCATTACTTCTACCACTACCTAATACTAATATCTCTCCTTCTGTTGCATTTGATTTTACACAAGTACCAATGTTCTGTATTAAAGCAGAACCTGTTGGTTTAGTTGAAGTTAAAGAACCATCTCCATTTACATATACTGTAGCTCCTGGTGTAAGGTTAGAAGTATTAACACCTCGTATTCTACCAGTTAAGATTACTTCTCCTACTGCATTATTTGAAATTGCTTCTTGAGTAATACCAATTGCTGGCATTAGGGTTGGTTCATCATAAGAAGCTGTATTAATGTTTATCTTATCACCAGTTACACCTGATGAATGTACTGCATATCCTTTAGGGATATCATGACCTGATGTATTCTTTGCAAGTACGAATATTTCATAGGCGTTATCTGAAATAATTGCGTGTGATGCAGATAATGCGTTATCAGCATATGAAGCTGATAAAACAGCTGAACCAGTTAATGCAAGTGAATCTGCTATATCACTATTGAATTGTCTGATATCAGCAGGTGTGATTTCTTGTGATGTGTTGTCAGGAAACAGAAAATTACTCTGTGATATTAACCCTTGTCTATCTAATTGACTCATATCTTATCTCTATATTTAATCTATCAGTATATCAAAACCACTTGAGAATCCACTTGAGAATGCTCCTGTCTCTACTGGAGGTATTGCATTGATTCTACCAATTCCTTGATTGGTCAAATACCCATCACAACATCTTACCGAATATGTGTTGGAATTTAAACACAAACAACCTCTACGAGAGTTTCTCGGAGAAGAGTGTGAAAGAGTAGGTCCAATATAAAGACCAGATGCTCTGTGTTTTCTAAGTTTCCTTGAATATGACATTATTCTTTTATACCTATAACAAACTTAACGAGGTTTATATTTGTTCATATGTTCCTTATGGATAAGTTTTTCCATTAAGGCTTTATCAGATAGGTATGCGAGGTAGAGTAAACATTCCTCTAAGGGTTTACGAGTTATCTCATCAAACTTTAAGATATCTTCTCCTGCAAGTTGGACAACTGTTGAATAGCTTCCCCACTTTCTTCCAAAATTGACTTGATGTTGGGTGATATCTCCATCTGGTTCTTCAAAGAGTTCAGGGTACCTTTCACTAAGTCCTTGTATAAACGAATAAAGAAAAAAAAACAGCCAAAGTGAAAATCCATTCCCACATCCCACCATTTATCTTCATCCCATGGTTCTACTCCATTGTATTGTTCTATCTCATAGAGTGCTCCTTTGGTTTTCTTTATAGGTCTGTATAAGATAGATAAGATAGTTGGCCATTCATTATTGAGTTGTATATTCTCAAACTTAGAGATATCCAAGTATGCTCCATAAGGCATTGTACTCAAGTTAGGTTCAAACCCATACTCAGTATCACCAATGGTTATTCTTCGTTGTAAAGGATAATCTGTCTTTCCTAAGAGTTTAGTTAAATCTTGTCTGATATTTGATATAACATCACTATCTAACTCTTTAACCATATCAGGAGTTATTCCTGTTAGGTTATATACCAAGAAT